GTTTGGTATGTGTCTACTCTTTCTTCAGCACTTACTAACAACTCTGATAAATTAAGTGGATCATATCCATCTTTGACAAGTGCTGCATTGACTTCTTCTGCAAATTTAAGCTTGAAGAAAGATCTGCCAATTGGGAACATGTTAGTTGTTAGTTTGTTTGCAAGATGATTTACAGCTTGAGCACCTATACCTTGAAACCCATGCTGATTCCCTGCATCACCTCTGTCTAGACCAACTGAATCTGGTAAAATATAAGGTAAAGTAAACTTGCTGTAAGCTCTTCCTCTGTTTAAGTAACCACTTCTATCTGATGATAGTGTGGCATATCTTCCAGAGAACTTAACTTCAATCCCTTGTTTACTTTTCTTAACTAATTCTAATAAGGATTCCATCAGACCTCCTTATATATTAAGCCCTGATGTTGGAGTTCCGCCAGCTGGTCTGAGTAATGACCTCTTACCTTTTGGTTTGGTTGCATCGCCTAGTTCTTCAACACCACCTAACTCAATATCTTCTGGCTTTACATCAACCTCTCTCTCAGGACGGTCTGCTGGTGTTTTTACTTTAGGAATTTTTGGTCCTTTTAATAGTTTATCTACTGCCACTACTCCAGCTGTTGTTGTGAATGGATCACCCATAATCTCTCCTTATACTTTAATAAAATTAGAACCAAAGGAATTATACCCTAGGTTTTGATACATCTTAGATGCCTGTGAATTATCTAATATACCTGAATTAGCACCTACTATAAATACAACTGCATTACGTTTCTTACCCCAACCCTCAAATCTAATAGCAAGTTCTTTACCGATACCTAACCCTCTTAACTGAGGCTTAATGTATACAAATAAATCTTTAGCTATAATGTCATTAGAGAATACAGGATAACTTGTTGTACACCACATGAAGCCAACTATCTCTTCATCAGTTGTTGCTAAAAATATCTCTTGATTATCGTCATTGATAGCAGTGGCTAAATTAACAGCAGTTATCTCTGAGTTAAATGAGAACACAGACCAGCTCTTAGCTTCTTCGTGATACTCCTTGCCGACTTTTAACAGACTTATTATATCAAGTCCAGTCGCAGGTCTAATATTTACCTTTAGTTTTTGCATTCTGTACCTTTTCCCATATCTCAGCTAATATTGCATTTCTTATAAATGTAGAGTGAGCAGAGTTTTCATCAACAGGTGTAGGTTTTAATATTAACCTGAGAAATTCCTCTACATCGTGGCTTATGTTAATTGGTCTTCCCTTCATCATTTACCTCTTTGTTTACATGAGCTATGTACTTAGACAGAAGTGCAACATCAACACCTAGTCTTTCAGCTGCCTCAATATCAACTTGATCTGGTTCTTTACCATCTGAGTAGGAGTCTATTATTCTACTAACAACAGCCGTTCCTGATCTTCTTGATAGATTAAATATGACGTTTCTCATATTATTCTCCTACATCAGCTCTAACTTTATCATGGCGCAATTCGCCTACTTTAGGTAGTCTTAGCTTACCTTTACTTGACTCTTGAAGGGCGTATACTTCAAAGATCTGACCAACAGGAGATCCGTTAATTGATGTATCGTGAAGACCTGCTTTTATATGTTTATAGGTTTGAAATACACCTCTTGCATCTTCATGAGTCCAACCTTTACCAAGAGGGCATTTAATCTCTTTATCACCCTTCCATTTAAAGATAAGATTCCCTACTTTGCCCTTCATCTTACCTTCACCTTCTTCAACACCAATACATTTCAAGTCATACGAGACACCACGAACTCTCTTGTATTGCCTGTAACCTTTATGACCACCTACCCAACCTTCATCAGGGTTCTTAAACACTAAGCCCTCTTCACCAATCCTTGCCACTTCATTAAACAAATTATCTTCATCTACCTGATTATAAATCGTATAGCTTTGAATCGTATTAAAAATAAAAGGTAATATGGTATACATATAATTAAATCTACTTTTATATGTCCTACTGGATTCACCAATGATAAATTCATCAAGTGTAAGGTAGTCATGAAATGCAAGATACATAACCTCTTTACAAGTTTGCTGTTCATGTGAAAGCTTCTTGTTTCTATTAGGATTAACTATGCCAGACAGAGCTTCAAGAGAGCACATGTCACAGCACAACTCAGCTATGTAAACCCCATCAATAGCATTTGACTTTCTGAAAGACTCTGCAAGTTTACCAATATTAGTATAAGCTTTGCCAGTCCTGCTGAAGATTCTTACCTTACTGTCAGTTTTAATAACTAGTGCATACACACCATCTTTCTTAATCTGTGCCCAAACAGGAAAGCCTTTCTTACTCTCTGGCACTTCATCAATATTCTTTACGTGCTGCGTAATTTTATTCCCTGTTCTGTGATCGGCAGGGAGTCCCAAAAATTCAAATACATTGCTCATGAGTTATCTCCTTTTGTCTCACGTGTGAGACTATTTAAGTTGTCTTAATCTCTCTTCACATATGTGAATTATCTTTTCATAGTCAAGAGACCTTGATTCACCTTCTTTAGTTCTAAGCACTCTCTTGATAATGTCAGCATCCCAAGGATTTAAGCCATATTCTAACCAAATATCCCAAGGTTGAATCTTATGTTTAGAGTAATCAGAGTTACCTACATTCCTGTCCCGAACAGCACCTTTTATCTCAGACACCAATCAACCTCCCTATCCATCTTCCATGTTTATCAAGAACCATTGGCATTGGAATAGGTAAGGAGTTAATAACAACACTAGCCCCTAGTATTGGCCTATTTCCGTGTAAATCACCATATCCAAATGCTGAACTTTTTCTATCTATCATACATCCAACATACATACCCCAATATAAGCAAGCATCTGATGATCTGTAATCTAATTTAAGAGTTGTGTGCTTATGGCCTCTGATTTCATTAGCTCTTTCATGGGCTGCACTGTTGAGAATATCACCTGTCTTGTCATGCCTTAGTAACAACTCCTCACCACTTGGCAGCTCTAATCTTATGCTATTCTTCCAGCTCCAGCCTTCACCACCACCGTTGGGAAATAAAATATCTCTATAAGATTTTATCATCTCTGCTGGTATGCCGTATTTCTTAGCCCTTCTATAGACAAGAGATCCGTGATTGGAATGGCATATCTCAAGCACTGGAAATAGTTTTGCAAGTTTTTCAATACCTATTCTTGCTTTAGCTAATTCATGACCAGCACTGTCTAGGTTAGGATCACTGTCATGGAACTTAAGAGCTTGACCGTCAGTTTCATCACCTAAGTGAATAACCCTTGTGAAATTGAAATGATCCTCAAGGGCAGCTAAGAAAGCTAATGCATCTGGATGAACATAAGGTTCATGTGTGCAACTAAAAGCAAGTATCCTACTATTGTCTTCTGTCTTTGATTGTTCTATCTTAGACACGTAGTCAAGAGGGCTTGGTTTTCTAAGTTTAACTTCATTCTTCCTTATCTTTCTATCAAGTACAGTAGTGCCTATATAAGGGTCTCCATTCTTCTTAACAACTTCAGTTAATTGTCGATGCCAGTAGTTAACTAACTGGTAACTAATTAAACCTCTACCCAGTTTAGTTAATTTCTCAGAAGCTTTAACATAATTACCCTTAGAGCTATCTATGGCATTAAGTACTTCTTCATTTGTAAATAATTTCCTCAAACTACCTGCCATTATTGCTCTCCCTTTTTCTCTTAGCTGCTAATCTTCTCTTCTTATTAACTGCCAATCTCTTCTCAGCAGCAGTCTTATGAGAGTAGTATATATAATTAGTTTGAGGTGTTCTGTGCAGTCTCCAAAAGGCTATTAAGTTCTCAAGTACTTTTATAACACCCTCTAAAGTTGAAGCTTTGCCCCACATCTGAACCACTCTATAGACTTTACCTTCTGTTCCATTACAGCCCCTGTGCAGAGCTGCTCTTATAATACCTGTCTTGTGGTCATGATCTATTACTATATTTTTAGATGCAACACCTGTTATATTTTGTTTACAAATAGGACATAAACCATTCTGCTTTGTTATCAGTTCCTTCTTTATTGCGGGAAGGTCTTTCTGTTTTGTTTTGGTAAGTTCCATAACTCTCCTCTAATAGTCTGCATATGGGCAAGCCTTCCTTGCTCGAGCATCAATTCCTCAGCAGCTTCTTCTGACTTGCAATGATCAACATATGCTTGGAAAACTCTTGTGAACAGTTCATTCTCATCAGTTGCATCATCTAAAAGCTTATAAGCAAAAGTGTCACCCTTGCCGGGGATGCCGTCATAATTATCTGCTGTGTCACCTACAATGAGCTGAGAGTAAAAGAACTTAAGACCTACACCTTTGAGCTTGTCTATGTATTCTGATTTCTTCTTACCAACACAGACTCTCTTGAACTTCCCTTTACCCTTGTTAATACCCCTTGCAAATATATCTTGCTGCTGTGCTTCTTTGTTCCAAACGTAATCAAGTTCCCATTTATTCTTAGGTGACTTAAGCTCACCTTTTATTTTTATCTCAATCTGTCCACCATAAATCATTGGGACATTACAAGCAATTAGGTCTACTGGCTTACCTTTAAACAAAGGCCAGTATTCATAATCATTAACTTCTCTGTCTTTCCACTTAGGCTCTAAATATCCTAATGGTTCTACCCACTCCAGTTCACCAATTACAGGGTGACAGCGCCAGCCGGGGACAATACCTAAGTCCTTATCATTAGATATTATAACACAATCTGAGAAAGCCTTGTGTGCTGGAGTCCACATATCTTTTCCAAACTTGACATGTCTTCTCCAAGCCTCTATTGATATCTCATCATCTGCTTCACAGTTTACAGAGAGTATTGCTTCGTGGAACTCTAACAACCACTCTCTTATTTCATAAAAGAAAGGAGGCTTTTCCTCTATCCTTTCACCTTTATACACCTTACTCTTTGCAACATCTATTCTGAAGTTTGACTTACTATCTGTCATGAACAAGATTGCTGAATCACACTTAGCGTTATTGATCCACTTATTAAGTAGAAAGCTCGCATGTTCTTTTTTACTACGGAATGTATCTGAGTCTTTCCAATTCTTGTCTCTCTTCATCTTCAGGTACTGTTGCATATCTGAGGTGTAGCCGACTATATAGGCTATTGCATCAGCGTCTATGAGAGCTGTCATGTCACCATCTGTAGGCCACTTCTTTATCTCAATAGATGAGCCTACTTTTTCTTCAGTACCGTAATCAAAACTCATTTGCACCTCTTCAAAAAAAAGCTCCACCCTCTTAATCTCCTGCCATTAAGGTCGGGGAGTAAGGGTGGAGCTTTTATTTCTTACAACTTTAATTCTTATTCAGTTTCTTCAGCATCAAGCGACAGCTCATATGCCATGAAATCTGTAACAATCTTTGTCTTTGCAGCAGCATTCTTATCTACAAGACCTCTGGCCTCACAGTAAGCTTCAGCTCTCTTAGCAATGCCTCCTGCCTGTTCTTCCATTACAACTGCTGTAAGGGCATCAGATTCTGTGTCAAATGTAACTACGTTACCATTAATCTGTGCCATGTACTTTCCAAACGCTTCTACTACTTTAGGTGCATCACCCATGTCTTTGTCTCCTTGGTCTTTCGTTAAATGAAATAAATTATTGTTATCTATGCTGCAACTTAATTAAGAACTTTACTTAGAGCCTCAGCAGCTTTACCAGCCACTTCAGCTTTAGCTTTAGCTTCAATACCATAAGCTACATCTTTCTTGTCAACCATCTTTCCAACGGCTGATCTTTTTTTCCTTCTTCAATGACTCTTCAGCTCTGATAATATCAGCTGAATACTTATCCTGAGCTTTCTCAATCATTGAATCTGCTTTAGCCATTCCTTTATCAAATGAATCAGCAAGATCATCTTTGACCTTATCAATGTTTGACAAGAACCACTTAATAACAAACCCTCTTTGTCTCCTTAGTGATTAATAATTATAAATAATGGTGTCGATATATCTACCTGTTACTGTCGAGTCTTTATACTTAAATTAAAATTCCTGATCATTATCAAGATCTGTCTTCACTTCTTCTTTTGCGCCGTCTGGCTTCTTTTCTTCTTTATCTTTCTTTGCTGGAACGGCATAATCAGGATTATCTTCTCTGATCTCCTCAATGATACCTTCAGCTACGGAGCCTTTATACTTCTCACCTTGCATCACAATCTTGTGTACGTGAGTGATAGGGTTAAGCTCAAGAATTGCTTCTTTAGTCAACTGGTCAAACGGTACATGCCCTACACCTTCAACTGCAATTGGCTCTACCATCTTAGCAAACTTAGCAGGAAGACCAGAGATACCACCAAAGTTGATATACTTAGGAGTGCCGTCTTCGTTCTTCTCCTTACTGCCTTTACAATTTACCTGACAAGGCTCACCAATGAACTCATCAAATCCTGACTTCTCACCTTTAGGGTCAATAGCATTCCTGAACTTTGTTGTAAATGCTTTATCACCAGCCTTAAGAGGGAATGTCTTTGCGAGTGTAAGAGGTGTGACCCCATCATCTTCAAAGTCTTCATCATCCTTAAGCTCAAAAATAACTACAACTTGAGCTGCTGGCTTCTTTACTTCATTCTTAAATACTTCACAGTAAAGACCACAATGGATAATACTTCTTATCCTTGCTGTGTGGTCTCCTTCAGCAGGGTTCTTAAAACTTAA